CCTATCTGCATCCAGTGCCCTCGACTGGCTTACAGAATTAGTGTGACAGAAGTGTCCGACTAATCAAGCACATTCTGGTAACGAAATGATAACGATTCTCCGTCGTCCACTGCATCATCTAGAGTCCGCTTGATGTCAGGCGTAAAGTCGTCCATATAGGGTGAATGATCCGTCCTTGTTGATTGGCACTAAGAATGGGCTAACTCGATCTCCATGTGTCTCGATGACTGCCACAGACATCTGCCAATTAGCACTGCCAGCCTTTAGATAAGAGGCTTTCTTCTTGTCCATGACATTTCCTGCCTCTAAACCCCAAAGAGTCCTGTATTGGCTTCCTAAGCCCTCTGTATAGGCACTGATGCCAGCCCTGTGGGTATGTCCACAGACTACAGACTTGCCGAACTTTTTAGCCAAGCCAAGAGCTGTAAGCCCTGCATTGCTATTCATCGATCCTTCGTCTCCGTGGACTAAGACCCAGCCTTTATGGAACTCAAAGGGCTTTTTATGAAAACGAATCCCCAAGTCATTGAAACCCATAAAGCGGGAGTACTCGAGTTCTGGAAGTCCGATGAGGCTAGGAGCTCCTCTAACGAGAGTGTGGTATAGACGATCGGTGTGGTTGGATCGAGTGATGTCGGTAGTGCCGAGATCCCATAAGATGTTTTGAGCGAGACTTCGATCATAATCTAGCTGCCCTTCATACTCCAGATGTGTGCCTTTAGCCCACTTGGACTGAGATTGCATGTCAAGTTCATCGCCTGTGTTAAGGACTAAATCGAACTTCTCGCGCTTTACTAACTTGATTAGATTCTTCACTGCTTGCTCATGATGATATGGAATCTGTAGATCCGAAATCACCAGGTATCTGCGTTTAGTCATCATCCTCATCTTCGTAATCGCCGAACTTTTCTGGCTCGACTGGATCAGGCAAGATCCAACGCGGATAAGAGGGAACATCTGTAATCATGAACAGCGCAATGCCTTCACTAAATCCTGCTTTGCGTAATGATTTCCAGTACTCATGTAACCCAATGCAGTAAGCATCAAGCTTTGAGTAGCCTTGATCCTCTAGCGCCTTAGTTGCTTTTCTTGCCATAGCACAATGCTACCTGTCAAGCAATATGTTATAGATCTCATCGACTCGCGTGTTGAGTCTTTTGATCTCAGACAACAGGTGGGTAATTACATAGCCAGACAAGCCACCGAGTGCTGCAATGGTGGCAAGATAAAGCGTAAAGAAGTCGGACTGTGTCACTTCTTAATGCCCATAGAAGGATCATTAGGTGAAAGGTAACGAAGCACCGGTGGAAGGATTGATGCGATACCTGCCGCGATAAGAGCCTGTGGATCTGTGACCCCTGCTGCATACATTGAGATTGCTGCTACTAAGAAGGCTCTAGCCCAAGATCCTGCTGCTGTCTTTAGTTCATTCATTAGATGCTCCTAACATAGGTACTTGAAAAAAAGCCCCATCATTGTCAGCTTCTTTCTTAAAGCTAACATGCATGTGCTTAGTGTGTTTGTTAGCCCCTGTGTAATTGCGCCACTTCCAGTTAAGGATGTGGGAACAGATTCGTCCATCGTAAATGATGTAACTAATACGCTTGTCTGCTTTTGACTTGGACAAGGTGCGAAGCTGATCAGCAAGATCTCCCATGATGTCTGGCTTTCCGCCTTTGAATAAATCTTTGTCCACATCAATGGCGCGAACCCAACCCTGCTCATCAGGATTATGATCTGACTTGCGAGCAGCGTGTCTGGTATCACCGATCCAACCATCCGATGTGCGGTCACGATCTGGGAACGAATCATCGAACTGCTCCCTTAACTGAATCGCAGCTTTAGAAAGTTTTGGTTTCATGGTGCAACAGGAAACTCCGCTGCATCTGCGATGCCACCCTGAGCAGGTAGATCGCGCAATGCTTGACGATAAGTTGCCCAAGCTGCTTGATCGACTGGAGCATCTGGCAATTGTGTCCAATCGCTCACAGCTAGTTGAGCATTACGCCATAACTTTATCTGTTCCCATTTTTGCTCATTTGTTGCGTCTGGATATTCTGGGTGAAATTGAAACATTACGCCGCCTCGTAACTTCCTGTGATTGTAAACTTATCTGTATTTGCCCATGTCATAGGAACGGTTGCTGAAACTGCCTCGACTCCCAAGTATGTGCCGTTAGATGGCAGTATCCTTAAATATACATTAGAATCATAAACAAAGCCCCAAGCCGCATAATTTCCGGTGCCGGTATCATTAATAATTGCGTTTACATATCGCTCATCTAATCCATTAGAAACGGGTAAAGATAAACCAATCGCACCTGTTACTGATGAAGTACTACCTAAAGTTACTGTTACGCGAAAATTAACTGTTTTCCCAACTTGCTGATAACGCGCTGTTACTGTGCCATTTCCTAAAGTAAAATTGACATAGGTTGGTGTCCAAGTAGTCCAGCCACCACCCCACTTTAATCCTGTTGCTTCCGCTGAATCTGCAATAAGGACTGTGTTATTTGCGCCTACTGCTAGGCGGGCAGGTGTGTCGTTTGCACTAGCTGCGATTAGATCGCCTTTAGCATCAACGATTGCGTTCTGGATTGCGTTGCTGTCATCCTGTGCAACCCATGAAAAGTCCATGTCTGTTCCAGATGCCTTAGCAAGGACTTGACCAGTAGTGCCACCCTTAAGATCTAACAGGGAAGCATCAATAGCATCGCCTAGACCCTCGATGGCAGTTGCGCCATCCTTGACTAGGTCGGTACTGGTCGGTACAGGCCAGCCGAAGTTAGGTGTTGTGGTTGCCATTAGGTTAGAGCTCCGATCGCTTTAGTCCACTGTAGTGTACCATTTACGCCACTCCAGATGGTGTTAGTTGGAATTACTGTTGCCCATGTCGGGGCTATAAGTGAGAAGTCTGTAGGTGAGACATAGATAGTCGCATCAACAAAAGTTGGTGTGGCTCTCATGGAGATACCCTCTACAAAGCCTGAGAAGTACCCCTCGAACATGTTGAAGGGTAGGTTAGTAATTACTACTGGCTCGCCAAAGAATAGGTTAATTAGGTCATCCCTGAGGGCATTTGGCATAAGAGGATTGTCAAGTCTGAAAGTAATCTGATCTAGCTGTGTTCTAGGCACTGAGCGCAGGGCTAGATCGCGCTCGATGATGTCCTCAATATCTGCAAGAAAGCGAATGTTGGAATCGAATGTCCTTTGGTAGCGACCATAGGCGGTGATTGAAGCATCGTCTGTGGCTGAGTATGTGCTGCCGTAATCATTGCCATAGCGCACAATCTCGCTGTTACGAATCTTGCCAATCTGGAGAATTGACTTAACGCTGGCAGGTGAAGCGTAATTGCCGTCTAACTGGGTTGAGCCGTTAGCTGCTAAGTAATTACTTCTATGATCAGCATCGGCATATGAGATGCGACCCTGCTTGTCCTCGTATAGCGTTCCGAGTGCGCTGTCTGCTATCTGCTGAACTAAGGTCTGTGTGTTTCGGTCTGCTGCGCTGAGGTTGTCCATCTCATACAGACCAGTATCGATCTCACCCAATCCCACATTCTCAGCATTAGCCCATGTAGTAGTCGGATCGTAATTGACCCATTGAAGGGCAGGTGCTACTTCAATCCATTCATTGACTAGCAGTTCTTCTAAGATAATAGCGATCTGCTCGCCATCTAGATTGTGTGCCACAGAATCTGTGTAGATTGCTTTAGGCAGTTTAGCCAGAGCACCGACTGCAAGGATTGACCCAAGAGTTACATATCCGATTTCTTCTGGACTTCTGACTGAGGTTGAAAAGTCTGAGACTGTGCCACCGAATACAGGCACATAAGTGCCACCGCTATCTTTAAGCTCTAAAGTCAGGGAATCTGTAACATCAATGTCAAAGAGTGCATTGGTCGAGTTGATGATGTCCATGCGAGCATAACCTGCTTGACATTGGCGATCGATATCAATGCGCCCTGTAGTAAGACTTACCCCAGTTACATTGGTATAAACAGTCGTACCGACTGTGATGCGCCATTCTGGAAGCCATGTCATGAGATTGCTAAACTCGTAGTTCCACGCTGATTGGCTTGTCGGATAGCATCCTCAATGGCTCTAGCGATAGCCTCTGGATCGCTGCCGACTCCAGCGTTAATAGTGATGTTGTACTGTGCAGCAGCTTGCGCTGCGTATCTATTGCCTGATTGTATTGCTGCTGCTGTTGCGACTGGAACAGTCGATGACATGCTTGAGGTGCCAGCCGATGATGACCCAGCCAATAGTTTTAAGTATTCATTGAGTGCTAATTCATCAGCTGCATTCTGCATTTCGAGTAATTCAGCAAAAGCAGTAGCGCGGGCTGTAGCTGCATCTGCGTATTCCAAGATTGCGGAAATAGATCCCTTAGTCGCGAGCTCTTTAGAAATGGGCGGAATGTAATCTCCTGCTGGAATGCCAGAGCCTAGTGATCCGCTTGTCGGTAT